TGATATTGTTGTGGTTCAAAGTAAGGAATCAGTTAAGAAAACCGATAATTTTAGTGAACTATTGGAGGACACAACACAAGTTGCTCTTGCTATACAGTCTTTTCCCTTTCGTCCTGCTCTTCGTCTTTTTAGACGTATTACTGGACTTGATAAACCTATCGATTTAAATTTGGCTCATTCACCATCTTTGAAGGTTTTTACTACCGACTTTTATGGTAAGGGTATATCGACTATGGCTCGTGCTCATGTGAATCCAGAATCAAAAATATCTACAAAACCCCTTCCTGGAGCAACTGCTGACACATCATTACTTAAAATCGCAATGACACCAATGGCTGTGTGGTATTTCACACTGTTTGCTAGCACGTCTCCATTTTTGATTGAGGCATTGGGTGCTTCAGGTGATAACTCAAATATTGCAAATTTAGACTGGATGTTTCAATGGCATCGTGGTGGAACGAAGTATGCCTTTCTATTTTCTTGTAGTGCTAGTCATAGTGCTAAAGTTGTGTTTTATCTTGCTGTGCCAAATTCCGTTGCCACTGCTGCACAAACATGGCAAAGTTGTTATCACAAGGAAGTTCACGTTACTGGACATACTATCGTGGAGTTCACTGTACCATATATGGGAGAAAATTATTTAACACCAAATCAAGAACACCTTAGTTTATATATGACTGTGGTTTCATTTTCACAACCTGTTTCTACTTCAACAGCACCGATTTATGTTATTGGATTGAAAGCAGGGGCAGAAGATCGTAAATATGCTTATCCATCATCTGGTAGTTATACCTTTACCCCACAGTATAACCCTCGTAAGGAGTTTCTTAAACCATTTCCAACTTTTGCTGAAGGTATGTATGCTTTTGAAAACACTGGTGTGGTTACTGAGGTTGTTGAGGATATTCGCGATATTTTCCATATGATGACTCCACAAAATGCCCAAACAACTGGTATTATCAATCCTTTGCCACCTTGGACTTTTGGATCTTCAAATCGTGTATTAGGCATAAATTTGTGGATGGTTTTCTTCAAATTTTATCGTGGCTCTATTCGTGTGAAAGGTGTCACAAAGAATGGTGTTCAACAAATTATGTATGCTTGTAAATCTGCAGGAACTCCTTATCCCCATGGTGATATGTCATCATCAGCAAACCCTTCCATGGGTATCGAATTACCTTATGCTACTGGCAATGCTTTTGGCAATGTTCGTGGTTCTACTTCTGATTATATTTATTCGCCAAATCTTTGTGTAAACACCAATGCTTCAGCGAACTATTATTTGTTTACTGGTGCCGGGGATGATTTCACACCTTTCTACATTTTTAATGTTCCATCTGGTGCATTATATGATGATACCAACACCACTGTTGGTTGGAGAGGTTTTTCCGCCTACCAAGGTTGAAAGTTTTATTTGTTTTACATAAAATAAATACATTTTATATTTTTACTGTCTGCTAAAAATACAATCTTTGTTATCTTGTTTGTTCAATATTAGTGAATTGATAGCTAATATTTATCTTGTTAAAATAATCAACGCGATTAGGTGCAAAGTCACCACAAGATTAGTGTAGTTGTGCGTATTCTACGGATTACTTAAAGGGTGATTCGTTAATTGTAGTAGAAGCCTGTTAGGTATTTATAGTTTAGAAAGGCCCAATACAATTTAAAATTTGGAATAAATAAGTTTTATAGCATTGACTTTTAACGTTTTAGTCGGTGTGAGTGATTTCAAAGGCTAGTGGCTTGATTAAGTTCGCGCTAGCGTAATGTTCTTCACTTCTTTATAAAAT